AGTAAGTCTAGTTAGGTTTATGTCACCAATTGTATTCTCTATACCCTTATTGTTGTACATACTAACGAGTCTAAGTCTATAAAGGTCGTAAGTCGGTAAATTACCATCTACGTATATTGTACCGCTTGTTACGCTAAAATCAAAAACCATGCGAGTTGTTGTCTGTTTACAGAATTAGATATATTTATCTTGCTTTTTGTATGCGAAAAAAGGGGACCGAAGTCCCCTTTTCTGCTGTATGTTAGGTCCAAGATTACGATTCTGCAACCGTTACCTCGTACATTGGCTCGGGTGCTAGACCCGTTAGTTCTATGGAGAATCCGTTTCTATCGCCGAACGCGGTACCGCTTTCTGCAGTAGAAGAGGTAGCGACAGCTCCTCGATCGTTTCCGATCATCCAGAACTTTCCATTGTTATCTTTTACGATAACTAGTAGTTTAGAGTTTTGAGCAAGTAGCTTCAACTGTTGCAGCTTTGTTGCCTCTAACTTGTTAAAGATTAGATTAGCAACATTGCTGAAGAACACAGTACCATTCTCATCAGAGAAAGTTCCAGTCTCAGTCATGTTCGCTGTTTGGCGAACTTGATCGAACAAGAACATATCAGCTGATAGAGTAGTGATAGATGTAGCACCAACTGTTATAGCACTTACTACACCCGCTGCTTCTGTTACGACAATATCTTGACCCGTAGCATCTAGGATGTACGCATATTCAATACCGCCGGCGTTGTCGCGGCAATCGGTCCCGACGCCGCTAGTTAGTACACATGGCATTATAGTTAAGTGTTTTTTTTAGTTGGTTTATTATAGTGTGTTCTCAGAGAATGCGTCAACTTCCGTTACCGCAACACCAATCTTCCAGCGCATGATAGCTCTCATCTCGTCGTTATCTTGCGAGTAAAATAGCTTGAACTGTTCGAAATCCCCGGTCAAATCTGTACCCATGAAAATCATTTGTGATGGTCCACAGAACGCATAATCTCTACCTGAAAGGCCTGAGTTCTCGACTACACGTACGTTAGTACCTGGTACAAAGATATCGTCATCTGGTGAGATGTGGAAGTAGTTCTGCTGAGTAATAGCTAGAGCTAATGATCTCTTGTAAGCTGGAGATACAACCATGATTAGATCATCTCTGTTGATTGACTTTTCAGGAAGCGCTTCATATAAAGATTGCGCCTGGGCAATCGCGTTATTAGCGGTCCAGGCAGCTGGAACAACAGTTGTTTGAGCAACTGCACCGTTAGCAACTTGTACGATATTTTCTAGACCGTTGACAGCACCGTCACCTTGTGTAAGGAAGTCCTCATTCCACTTAGTTAGACGCTCAACAAAATAGTTAGCTGTAAGTTCCTCATATGGAATGCTTTCGTTACCAGCCATTTGGCCAGCAGCTAGAGCTTGTCCTAAGAAGTACTCCTGTAGAGAAGTAGCACACATAGCCTGGTTGTACTTTTTAGGTACAAGGGTCATGTCTACTTGTGTGATGTCGGTGTTATTACCAGTTCCATCGAATCCGCAAGTTAAACCGTCTGCGGTAACGAAGTCACCTGACAAGAGTGGGATCTTGACATCGGTGCCTTTTAAGCCTGCACGTACATTTACATACTGTGCTAAATCTGTCTGTAGGACAATGCGTGAAATTAATTCAAAACTTAGCTCGTCCGTATACTTAGTGATTGTGGTTAAATCGTAAGCCATAATTAAAAGTTATTTGATTAAGAGTTTTTTCTAATCTGCTGTAGCATTGCGAAACGAGCTTCATGCTTCTGCTGCTCGCTTTGCTTGTAGTCTTGCAAATTGTTTGTTATTTTCTTTGTGGCAGGTGCCTGTGAGAATGTGTTGAATTCAGACTTCAAGCTAGCGATCTCGTTGCGGAGTGCATCAATCTGATCTAAAGCTGGCTTTAATGTATCAACGATTGAGTTTACAAACTCTTCAGAGAATTCAGCAGATGCCTCTTCGACAACCACCTCTTCCTCTACAGGTGCCTCTTCGGCAACCTTTTCTTCGATTGATACAATAACTCCACCTTCAGTGGTCACGATCATGCCGTCAGTAGTTTCGTGGGCGCCATCTGGCGCTGGTACGTCACCTTCTTCGGTAACAACGACGATGGATTTACCAACTTCGAAGTCTCCGTCGACTCTGACAATAGTTCCGTCTACGAGGGCAGCTTCGGCGAATTCAACAGTCTCAATAGTTGGCTCAGGAATAGCAGGAGCAGTCTCCTCGTTAAGCCCTAGCATCAACTTGATTTTGTTAATTGCTTCTTGTGCGTTCATAGTATTAGAATTTATTTGCGTTATTGCTATATTAGATATAAATATCAGTTATCTGACATTTTGTCTCTTTTTAGGTTACTGTAGATCTTGGCTATGTTTAATACTATAGCTGTAAACAACATAAGTATCGTTAATGTTGTCTCTAGATCTAACACTACTGTACCTAATGCACCTAGGTTAATTACGTTTATTGACTCGTCACTGAACATCTTTTAGGATTTTCTTTATGTTATTTAACACTTTATCATCCTCGTTTAGTTGAGGTTGTGGCTTGAGTCTTTCCAAGAAGTTGCCAGCGAGTGAGAAACCTCTGAGTTCGCCAGACTTGATCTTCTGCCAGTCCTCGTCATTGTTGATTCGGTATGAGGCATACCAAGTTCCAGGAGGTAGTGCAAATCCGTATGTGGACGACTTATCCCTAACCATATCTTCAGAGATCCAAGTTTCAAGCAGAGTATTCTCTGTCTTGACTTGTCCGTCATGCTCGACGTCAGTGTTATTGTGCTTTGAGTTAGCCAAGAACTTTTCAGCCATCTTGCGAATAGTCTTTCTAGTAAAGTAAACATAGAAAGGATTGCCTTGTTCATCGCGACGTAAGATCATTTTGTTAGGTACCATGATTGGTCCTGTTGCTATTCTTTTATCCTCGTCCAATGCGAACTGTGCTGAGTAGTAACCATGTTTAGGCATATCGTAAGGTGCTACGCCAGCGTTGCCGCTAGCAGGACCGTTAGATATAATGATCTGGCGACCGTTTGAGTTCTTAAATACTTGTACCTCTTCCCACCAGTGTTTGCACATGGGACCCCCTTTGTATGACCACTTAGAATAAGATGCTCCGCCATCTCCATGGCCGAAAGGCTTGTTAAGGTTAACCATCTTGATGATGTCCTCACGCTTAAACAGTCTGTTAAGATCCATAAGTGCTCTGCAGAACTTACGCTGCGGTGTTGGTCCAGTATATCTATAACGTGTAACAGCTGGCTCGTCACGGTTTATTCTTAGGCCTTTAAGTATATCTAGAGCTCCTATACCTTTGAGCACATCGCCAATTGTATTAAACTCAGTAGCACTAAGATCCAGTATAATATCTTCTGCCATAATGGGTTCTCCGGCTTCTCGTGCAAAAGCCAAGATCTGTTCTTGCTCTTCTTCTGTTGCATACTGTGACTTCTTCTTCTTTTTCTTTGCTAGTTCTTCTTCACCTTCCCAGTATTGATAGCAAACCGCTAACCTCTGTTCTTGATCAGGAAACTCTGCGTCAAGCTCAGACATACATCTGCCTATAAACTCATCTTCTGATTCACCTGCTGTAGGCTCTACAAACTCTTCTGATTGGAATGCTAGAAAGTCAACTTCGATAGCAGGAGATTCTACTAAAGATATTGTGTCGACTCCAAGTTCTTCGAACAACTCTTGGTCCATGTCATCGATATCGATGCCTAGTTCTACTATTTTGTCTATCTTTTCGTTCATAATGTTGCTAAATTATCTATTTGTGCGTTGGCTTCTTGTGCTGAAGTTACCTCAGTTGCAACGACGTATGCTCTAATTGGTGCTTGATTCCCTCCACCTGGTGTTATTGCAGCTCCAGGATCTTGTAAACCTGCAAGTTGTGAGTTTTGTGCATCGATTGCTGCAGTAGGATCAAAGGTTGGCGCAGCCGGTGGACCAGGAGGAGCAGTAGTACCTCCACCACCACCTTGGAATTTCGTTCTTGCAATAGCTGCGATCTGTGCAGCACCAGCTACAGCTGCGATACCAGCAGCTTCAACAAACTGTGCACCTGTAGCCAACTTGACGGCGTTACCACCAGCTGTAAGAGCTGCAGTGACAGCAAGACCAGTATTGATAGCTGCTTGTGATATACCGATAGCTTTCTGTACTTTAAAGTTCTTTTCTGCGTTAGCCTCGTCAGTTTTAGAGAATAGCGTAGCCAAATCACTAAGTACTGAGAATGCTGTGTCTGCGATTTCTTGTCTCTTCTCAGCTTCTTCTTTGGCCAACTTAATGGCCTCTTCAGTACTGGTCTTGTTTAGGTTAAATCTCTGTGTGGCAAATTCATCTCTTATAAGTTGCTTTTGATCTTCAGTAGCTCCAACTGCATCGAGTTCTGCAAGTAGTGTTTGCTCAGCCAAGTCAAGTGCAGCTAGTGCTGCCTCTTTCTCGTTCTCGATATTCTCTATCTGTAAGCCACGAATAGTATCGTTAATAAACTTCTTACGATCTAATTCTTCTTGGTCTAGTTCTCTGTTAAGCTGTGAGCTCTCAAGTCTAACAATCTGAGCCTCTTGCTCACGTGCGATACGCTCAGCAGTT